GAGTGTCTCATGGCAGAACTTTCTGTCAACTGGAAATGAGACTACTGTTGTGCAGTTAGACCGATCACCGACCACATTGATCGTAGGACAAAATGGCTCTGGCAAATCTACTTTGCTAGATGCATTGTCATTTGCTCTATTTGGTAAGCCTCATCGTGATATCAATAAGCCACAATTAGTCAATACTATTAATAATAAAAATTGCGTAGTTGAAATAGAATTTGACGTAGGTGTACATGGCTTTAAAATCATACGTGGTATTAAGCCAAACAGATTCGAAATATATCAGAATGGCAATATGATTAATCAATCATCTATGGCAAGAGATTATCAGAAGTTCCTTGAACAGAACATCTTAAAGCTCAACCATAAGTCATTCCACCAAATTGTAGTACTTGGTTCCTCATCCTTTATCCCTTTCATGCAGCTCCCGGGTGGGCACAGGCGTGACGTGATAGAAGATCTATTGGACATTAATATCTTTTCTAAGATGAATGGTATACTCAAAGAGCGTGGTGGGCGAATCAGAGAAGACCTAAAGGATATTAATTACAACCTAGATCTACTGAAAGAGAAGATCGCTATTCAAAAGAAGTACATCCGTGATATCGCTCAGATGAACGATGATCAGATTAAATCTAAACGAGATACGATGGTGGCATTCCAAGCTGAAATCAGCGATATGCAAGAATCTAATAATCTCTTTAGTAACACTATTGAAGAACTTCAAAACGGATTAGCAGATCGTCTAAAGGTAACACACAACAAACGTCAGTCGATGATGCAATATCAAGCGCAATTTCAACAACAAATGAATACCGTTGTAAAAGAAGCTAAGTTCTATGAGAACAATGATCAATGTCCGACGTGCACTCAGGATATAGATGTAGCTATAAAAACAGAAAAGCTTTCTGCCTCTAAAAGCAGAGCTAAAGAATTGCAAGAGGGTATGGAAAAAGCTAATGATCAAGCTGTATTAATTGATAGTACTCTTGAAGAACTAAATGCTATTACTGAAAAGGTTAGAAACAGCACCGCTGTTATTACTACAAACAATCGTGATATATCTCGTCTTCAAAGCCAAATCAATGGATTAGAAACTGATATTACTGACCTTAGTTCATGCGAAGGTGATCTTGGTCAGGCAAATTCTGATTTAGATGTGCATTCATCGAACCGCGATACCTTATCTGAGAAGAAACTTACGATGTTAGATGAACGTTCATACATCGATGCAGCTGCAGAGATGCTGAAGGATGGCGGCATTAAGACAAAGGTTGTCAAAGAATACCTACCAGTAATGAACAAGCTAATTAATAATTACTTACAGGTATTAGATTTCTTTGTAGCGTTTGATCTTGATGAGAACTTTACAGAGACTATTCGCTCCAGGCATAGAGATACATTTAACTATGCATCGTTCTCTGAAGGTGAAAAGCAGCGTATCGATTTATCACTATTATTCACGTGGCGTCAAATTGCACGGATGAAGAACTCAACATCTACAAATCTATTGGTATTAGATGAAACATTCGATTCTTCTTTAGATCATGATGGTGTAGATAATCTTATGAAGATCCTTGGTACACTTGAGGATGATAGCAATGTGTTTGTTATATCACACAAAGGTGATCTGTTGGATGGCAAGTTTAGATCTAAGATAGAATTCACTAAAGAGCATAACTTTTCAAAAATCGGTTAGTTGTGATAAATATATCACAGCACATAATAAAAGTGAATAATTTACAAAATCTTACAAAATAAAGGTGTACATCCGGATAAGACTGTAGTATAATGGTTACATAAATGATTGAGGAGAGACTATCATGATTAGTTCATCACAAACAACCTTAGCCAAATTATTGGCTAAAGAGAACATCGAAGTTCAGCATGGCAATTTCCGCACTGCGTTCTTTGATGTTGAAAAGCGTATTCTAGGTCTACCATTATGGAAAGACCGTGGCAAGGACGTATATGACTTACTGACCGGCCACGAAGTAGGACACGCTTTATACACGCCGCCTGAAGGATGGCATGACTCTACGTCAGAAGTCCCAGGCATTCCGCGTTCATACGTAAACGTTATTGAAGACGTACGTATTGAGAAACTTGTGCAGCGCCAGTATCCTGGCCTTGTAGCTTCTTTTAAAAGAGGCTATAAAGTATTGCATAAGGAAGATTTCTTCCAGGTCGCTGGCACCGATCTCTCCTCGCGCAATTTGGTTGATCGTATCAACCTTAAAGCAAAGTGTCGCGATCTGGTTGAAGTCACTTATTCTGCTGAAGAGCAACCAATTGTAAATCAAGTTATGGCTGTTGAAACATGGGAAGATGTTATCGAAGCATGTAAAGCCTTATATTCTTTTATGAAAGACCAACAGGAACAAAATGAACAAAATCAAGATCCAATTGAAATGGATTTTTCAGACCATGAAGACGAAGTATCGGATGATTCGGATACAGATTCTACTGAATCAGATTCAGAAGAAGCATCCTCAGATTCCGAAGAATTGGACGAAAATGAAGTCTCCCAAAGTGGTAGAAACGAAGAAGCAACAGAATCCGTAAGTAAAGATGAAAACACTGATATTGATCGTGTACTAACTGACGAAGCTTTTAGAAATAATGAGCATAAGTTACTAGATACTAATGTGTCAGGTGAACAATCTTTATATGCGAATGGTATTAATAGAGAACAGCTTAATCGTATGGTGATACCATATGCTGACGTCAAAGCAGCACGCGAATCAAATGTGCATTATAATAGAGCTATGACGACATCTGAGTGTCATGGATCAGATACTGTTAATGATGACATTGCTAAGTTTGAGCAAGACACTAAATCTATAGTGTCTATTATGTCGAAAGAATTTGAAATGCGTAAAGCTGCGTATCGTTTGCAACGTGCTCAAACCTCACGCTCAGGCGCTATCAACGTGAATAAGCTTCATAGCTATAAATTTAATGATGATATCTTTGCTCGTATTACTAACCTTGCTGATGCTAAGTCTCACGGTATGGTAATGTTCATTGATTACTCTGGTTCAATGTCACGTGTCATCGGTAAGGTGATTCGTCAAACACTAACGCTTGTAGACTTCTGTTCTAAAGTAAATATCCCATTCGCTGTATACGGTTTCACTTCACAGAATACTATATGCGGTGTAACTGAGTTTCCTGGAAATGTATACGACTGCACTACCGGTGTTTTCGAATTGATATCTTCTAGTCTAAACCGTGCTGAAATTAAAAATGCTCGTGAGGTACTATTGCGTCAATCTATGGATCTTGACTATTCATACCGTACACCATTAATGTCTAGGTTTGAAGATTTAGGTTCAACTCCATTGTTTGAAACTATTCTTTGTGCTGAGTATATCATAACTGATTTTAAAGCTAAGCATAACATCCAAAAGGTTAACGCAGTATTCTTAACTGACGGCGATGGCGATTCGTTACAAACATATAGCAATGGCGTGGCACAAGATAACATTGTCCCTTCATCTACATGGCGCAATGGTTATTCTATTCGTATGAATAGCGGTCTTGTAAAAGCGCAAGATCGTTATGACTTAGGTCCAGCTTTGTTAACACAACTTAAAAAGACACCAGGTGTAACTACTATCGGTTTCTATGTGTGTACTGATGCATATGGCTGGAAAAATCAAATGTACAGAGCACATCGAAATAATCCTTGTTCATCTGATATGATGGCAACTGCACGTAAATCATATAACAGCAATAAGTTTATCTCACTTGATGATAAGCTAGGATATGATAAGTACTTCTTATTGAATGGCAAAGCGCTGAACACTAATACCGAAGAGTTATCTTTGGATACTGATCACGCTGCATCAGCTACTAAAGCTCAGATCACAAAGGCATTTAAGAAGCATACTTCTTCTAAGAAAGGAAACAAAGTACTTGCTACTCAGTTTGCTACATTAGTGGCGTAACATTTATATCACAGTATACAACTATTTACAATATCTTACAAAATAGTTGTGTACAAACACGTGCAGTTGTGGTATAATGGTAACATAAATTGAATGAGAGAGATTATATTATGTTGAATGAACTAAAAGCTTTGAACACTTCTGATATCATATGCAGTATTGCTATGGGTATATTCCTAGCAGGCTGGATTGATTTAGGTCAAGGTCCTGCATATACTTGGTATGCTTTGATTGTTAATGCAGCAGAATACGTAAACTAAAGGAAAACTATATTATGAATTTTATTGAAAACACACTAACTAACACTCTGGCAACTCGTTTCCCAGATAGAACTGAATTCCGTCCAGCAGATGTAACTGCTATTGCACGTGAGCTTGGTATCAAAGACGGCGAAGCATATAAGTATACTACGTCATTCCCTAAAGTACGCCGCGGTGTATATAACCTTGAATCTGTCGTAATACCATTGCGTCAAATCTCAACTAAAGAGGTAAACAATTTGCCGTCTGGTGTACAATCGATTATCAATAGTGAAGTGTACGTACCTTCTAGCGATCAATATTACGTTTCATGGGGACACTCAAAAGACGTAGAAATGATCGTAAAGTCTATGTCATTTTATCCAACGTTTGTTACTGGTTTATCTGGTAACGGCAAGACAACCATGGTCGAGCAAGCTTGCGCTAGCTCCGGCCGTCAGTACGTCCGAGTACAGATCACTCCCGAAACGGATGAAGATGATTTGCTCGGTGGCTTCCGTCTTATTGATGGTGAGACCGTTTTCGCTAAAGGTCCTGTCATTAAGGCTATGGAAGCAGGTGCTCTCCTGTTGATCGATGAGATCGACCGTGGTTCTAATAAGATCATGTGTTTACAAGGCGTTCTTGAAGGCAAGCCTATCATGATCAAAAAGACTGGCGAAGTTATCAAGCCAGCGCACGGCTTCAATGTGATTGCTACTGCAAACACTAAAGGTCAAGGTTCAGAAGATGGCCGCTTTATTGCTGCTACTATCATTGATGAAGCTTTCCTTGAGCGTTTCACTATTACACTTGAGCAGCCATATCCAACTCTATCTACTGAGAAGAAGATTGTTCTTAAGCACATGGATAAGTTTGATTGTAAGGATACAGACTTTGCCGATCGTCTAGTACAATGGTCAGAGACTATTCGTAAGACATATGCTGATGGCGGTGTTGATGATATTATCTCAACACGTCGTTTATGCCACATCACACAGACATTTGCAATCTTTAAAGATCGTGCAAAGTCTATTGATTTGTGCATTAGTCGTTTTGACACTGATACTAAAGAAGCTTTCAAAGATCTATATGCTATGATTGATGAAAGCATTAATACTGAGATAACCGCAAATGACAACGCATTTAACGATATTGATATCGAGGCTACAGTTGATAATATGTTAGATCATGCATTACAACAAACCACATAACAGGATGATGAATGGAATACAAATTTAAGGAAGATGAATTGATAGCAGAGTTCGCGGATTACGTGGACTCTACTTACACTCAACATTATGGGCAAACCAAGTTCCAAGCGAATGAAGTAATCATTGATCGCGGTAATGGACTTGGCTTTGCTTTAGGTAATGTTGACAAATATCTTGATCGCTTTGGAAAGAAAGGTACACCCGAAGATCATCGTAAAGATCTACTTAAAATGATGCACTATACTCTTATTGCATTATCTGTTGTAGATAAGAATATTAATGCAAAATAACTGTGTACAAACTACTAAAACTGTGGTATAATAACCTATATTATTCATTATGGAGAAATCATGAAACTATCGAATGAAACCATTGGCGCTCTTAAGAACTTTGCCGCCATCAACAGCCAGATCGTACTGAATCCTGGCAATGTGATTAAGACAATGTCTGAGTCAAAAACGATCTTATCGTCTGCTACCATTGTAGAAGATATCCCTTCACAAATTGGTATCTATGATCTCCATGAGTTCTTAGGTGCTATCGGAATGTTCGAAGATCCTGAACTGACATTCGATCCTGAATTTAAATCTGTGCGGATCTCTCAAGACCGACAGGCAATTAAATACTTCTTCTCGGAACCGTCTATCTTGACGTCTCCCTCGAAGGATGTTGTGATGCCTTCCACAGAAGTTGCATTTACTTTGACGCAAGAAAATATGGCGTCGATTCGAAAAGCAGCCTCTGCATTAGGTATAAATACTGCAGTAATCACCGGTAAGTCTGGTGAGAATACTGCGTCAATCGTTGTTACAGATGTAGATGATCCTACATCGAATAGCTTCGAGATAGAATTGGAAGATATTACTCGCGAAGAAGAAGCCTTCCGCCTAGTGTTCAATATAGGAAACTTTAAGTTTGCAAATGGAGACTATGATGTAGCTATCACTAAAAAGCTAATTTCACACTTTAAAAATACTAAAGACCCTGTAGAATACTGGGTTGCTTTAGAGAAAAACTCATCATACGGAGATTAATTATGAGCGAAGACCAAGTACCAACAACTGCAGCAGCTGAAGCAACAGAAGCACCAGCAGCTGAACCAATCCAATTAGGTCTGAATGATCTACAAGCCTGCATTCAAATTATTGATGTGGCATCAACAAGAGGAGCCTTCCGTGGAGAAGAACTTACATCAATTGGTGGAGCTCGAGATCGTATCGCAGCATTCCTTGACGCAAACAAACCGCCTGAAGCTGCAGCAGCAGCAGATGCACAACCAAGTGATGCTGATGCTGAGTAACGATGCAGATCGTAAGAAAGTCCTTGATTGCATGAAAGAGATTTCTAATTCAATGACTCGCATGGATGCAGAGCGTGACTTCCAAAAGGAAGCTGCAATTGCATTAGCTGATGATGTCGATATCGATAAAAAGTATATCGGCGCATTATCCAAGATCTATCATAAACAGAATTTTGCTCAGTTTCAACAGCAGAAGGAAGAGATTGAAGATCTTTACGAATCTATCGTTAAATAAGGATACAGTATCATGACTACTAAAGATCGACGCATTCGCGATAAAGGTGTTAGTCGATTTGAAGTAGTCGATGAAACCGGTAGACTTATAGTTAAGTATGGAGTGAGCGTTGAATTGTTATATCAAGATGACGGTAAGACGCTTAAAGTGTTTTTGAGGGATCACCGAATAAGTGATCCTTCATAATATTCAGGATGTAGCTCAGCTTGGTAGAGCGCTACGTTTGGGACGTAGATGTCGTTGGTTCGAATCCAGCTATCCTGACCAAATACGAAAGTAACAAATGAAACATCTAAAAGAAATTGAAATGTCTTACATGGGTCACCTGATCCATGCATTTTCAATTACAGCAGTTCTCATAGTTCATGGTTTAATCCCATGGGTGTGGGAAACTAAAGCATCGGATATGCTTTGTAAAAAGAAGTAAATAGGAACATTAAATTATGAAAGTTAATATTGGAACCTATCCAACATACCGATTTTGGCACCGCTGGTTTGATTACAGTCCTCAGCAGTCTATTAAAGTTAAGATAGACAAGTGGGATAC